ATCTACCCACCCGCGCCTGCGTTCTACCATTTTATATAGGGGTCGGGGTCGTCCAGACATGCCGCATAGCTGCTCGTCATGACATGGCAGCGCGTCTAGGTCTGGGCTTGGGTTTGGTCAGGGCAGACCGTCCCCACGCCAAGCGCCGGCCTATCGAATGGCCAAGGGGGGGCCTATGTGCGTGCACCCCAACGCGGTCCCCCCATAGAAAATTTGCGTTTTTGGTGTTGTATGGTTTACGGTGTGTGGTGATGGAGGTGTGGTTATGGATTTGAAGCGTTATGATGAGGTTTTGGGGATGTATTCGGCTGGTGTGTTGTTGAAGGACATATCGGTGAGGTTGGGTGTGCATGTAAATGTTGTGCAGAGGTATGTGGCGGAGGGTCGTCGTCGTGGTGATGTGCGTGCGTCGTATCGTCGTGTGCCTGGGAGTAGTGTGCCGAATTTGGTGTTGTATTTATTACAGGAGAATGGTGAGATTAGTTGGGATGATTTGAGGGTTAGTTTGTGGGTTGTGGATCAGGATCGTCCGAGTACGTGGAGGACTATTGTGAGGGTTGCGATTGGTGATTTGAGGAAGCGAGGTTTTGTGATTGAGAGTGATCGTTCGATTAATGGGTATAGGTTGGTCAAATGATGTCTGTTCGAGCAACTCCGCAGCAAATGGTGCAACGGGAAGCTGAGTTACGGCGTTTGATCAATGAGGGTTATACCGTTTTGGACGCTGGGCGTTTGATGGGTTTAACGCGCCATCAGGTTGAACATCTTGCGCAAACTCGCGGCATTAAATGTTTGCATGGCGCTTTATCTGAAGCCAAGTCCGATGCTGGCATTAAAGGCAATCAGGTTCGTTGGGAGGGTTTATGCTTCACTACCACGGCACGCCAATAACGCCTCGGGTTGCATTAGCGACTATGGCTGGCAGACATTTTTGTGTTTCGTTCATGGCGCCAAATGATCTTCATTGGTGTTTGAGTAATGGCGCTTCTGTTATGTTAGACAACGGTGCGTTTTCAGCTTGGACGCGGGGTATTAACATTGATTGGCCTTCATTTTACGAATGGTGTGGTCCGGTATTGCGTCACCCCCATTGGGCGGTTCTGCCAGATGTGATTGATGGAGATGAAGAAGCCAATGACGCTTTACTGCAGGCCAACTTGCTTCCCAGGGAGTTTGTCGCGCCTGTTTGGCATTTGCATGAAAGCCTAGATAGATTGCGTCGGTTAGCGGATGAATGGCCCCGGCTATGTTTTGGTAGCAGCGGCGCTTACGCCATTCCAGGCAGTAGCGCCTGGGTGGGTCGGATAGAAACAGCGTGGGAATTGCTGGAAAAATCCGGTAGAAACCCTTGGGTGCACATGCTCCGCGCCATGAAGGAGGCAGGGCAAGGGCCTTGGCCCTTTCGCGTCAGCAGACAGCACCAACATTGCTCGCAATCATGCGGGAAGTTTGAAGTCCCCTGCGCGTTTGCCGGAGTTGATGGCTATGCGCATTGATGCCCAAAACCCTCGATTTGTTGGCAAGCGTGCTTTGCAGCCGTCGTTGTTTTAGGAAGATGTTATGAATTTTGATTTGAAGAAGTTTTATAAGTTTTGTTCGCAGCTTCAGATTGAGACTAAGGAGCAGGGTCTGAAGCGTTTGGATGTGTTGTTGGGTACGCAGACGTATGTGATGGATGAGATTGCGCGTGGTCTTGAGGAGGGTGCGCATCATTATGTGATTTTGAAGGGTCGTCAGTTGGGCATTACTACTATTAGCCTAGCTTTGGACCTTTACTGGGTTTTTACGCATCCTGGGTTGGGTGCGACGTTGGTGACGGACACGGAGGAGAACCGTGAGATGTTCCGTTCGACGTTGGGTATGTATCACGAGCATTTGCCGCGTGAGTTTAAGATTCCGTTGGAGGGGCATAATCGGAATCAGTTGATTTTGAAGAATCGGTCTCGGTTGTTTTATCAGGTGGCTGGTTTGCGTGCGAAGGGGAGTTTGGGGCGTGGCAAGGCGATTACGTACCTTCATGGCACGGAAACATCCTCATGGGGTGATGAGGAGGGTTTGGCGAGTTTGTTGGCTTCGTTGGCTGAGACCAACCCCGACAGGTTGTATATGTTTGAGAGCACGGCGCGCGGCTTCAACATGTTCCATGATATGTATGTCACGGCCAAGCGTGCGCGGACGCAGCGAGCGATTTTTTGTGGCTGGTGGCGGAACCAGTTTTATTCTGTCGAAGCGGACACGCCCGTGTACAAGACTTATTGGGATGGTAGATTGACGCCTGAGGAGCGTGAGTGGACGCGTGAGATTAAGAAGTTGTATGGCGTTGAGATTAATTCCCGGCAGATGGCGTGGTGGCGTTGGAAGTTGGCCGAGGGGATACGTGATGATGCGCTGATGTATCAGGAGTTCCCGCCGACTGAGGACTATGCCTTTGTGATGTCGGGTAGTTCGTTTTTCAGTAATGCGCGTTGTACGGATGCGGTGAAGGATGCGAAGAAGGAGGTGCCGGCTTATTATCGGTATGTGATGGGTGCCACGTTTGTTGATACTCAGGTGATGAAGTCGAATGAGCGTTTAGCGACGTTGAGTGTTTGGGAGGAGCCGGTTGACACGGCGTATTATGTGATTGGTGCTGATCCGGCGTATGGGTCTTCGGATTGGGCGGATCGTTTTTGTATTTCTGTTTATCGTTGTTATGCGGATGGTATGGAGCAAGTGGCGGAGTTTGCTACGCATGAGTTGAATACTTATCAATTTGCTTGGGTGATTGCGCATTTGGCTGGTGCTTACAAGAACAGTACTTTGAATTTGGAGGTGAATGGTCCTGGGCAGGCGGTGATCAATGAGTTGCGCAACTTGAAGCGTCAGGCTGCGGCGTTGGGTGGTCACCAGGGTAAGGACTTGATGAATGTTTTGGCGCACATGCAGAATTACATGTGGCGGAAGAATGATACGTTGGGTGGGATTAGTAACAGTATTGGTTGGTTGACGACGGGTCCGTCTAAGGAGCGGATGTTGAATTACATGAAGGACTACTTTGAGCGTGGTATGATGCGCGTTCGTAGTCTGGATTTGATTGATGAGATGAAGTCTATTCGGCGTGATGGTGGTTCGATTATGGCGCAGGGGCGTGGGAAGGATGATCGTGTCATTGCTTCTGCGTTGGGTTGTGCTGCTTATGCCGAGCAGATTTGGCCGCGTTTGGTTCAGATGAAGGTGACGCGTGAGGCGTCGCGTGCGTTGGACGAGCGGACGCCAGAGCAGATACAGGGTTCTCGTACGGTGAGTACGTATCTCAAGAGGATAGGATTTGGGGATGCACCAGGATAAGTTTCAGCGTTATTTGCAGTTGGCTCGTTCAACTGTTTATTCGGAGCCTGAGGAGGGCAACTTTCACAATGCGCTTATTAAGCAAGCCGTGTCGGAATTTATCCCATTATTCCGTTTGCCGGATACTCCCTTCGTGCTTGATGCGGGATGTGGCCCCGGGGTCTTCATGGACGAAATGCGGAGTGCCGGCTTTTCCTCTCTCTGGGGAGTGACGTCGAGTCAGGACGATGTGGATGCGTGTCGCCGAAAGGGGCATGGGTGCACGTTGGGTGACATTAGTGATCTTGATGACACGGACGACTCGGTGGATTTGATTTGGTGTCGTCATGCCATTGAGCATTCGGTGTATCCGTTGTTTACGTTGTATGAGTTCAACCGAGTGTTGAAGATGGGTGGTGGTTTGTATGTGGAGGTTCCGGCCCCGGCGTTGCCGCGCAGGCATGAGTGGAACCCCAATCACTATTCGATCTTGGGCGTGGACATGTGGGCTGCTTTGATGCAGCGCGCGGGGTTCGAGATTTTCGATGTGCGTGAGATCAAGTTGAGTTTGCAGATGGATGGGCAATCGGTGCCTGAGGTTTTCCTGTCGTTTCTGGCGCGCAAATGTCGGTCTATAGCAAGCGAGAGTTGAGGGAGCGGCTGCGTCGGTTCATTGAGGACCGGAATCGCGGCATT